GGCGCTGATCTCTGCCACCACCATCTGGCTGGTTTTGTACCTGGCGGGGGTGTTATGAAAGCGCTTATCGACTGGTTAAAGCGCTGGTTCACCCCTGTACCACCAGCAGTGACTGACGAGCATTGCCCTTACTGCCACGGTATTGGCTATGACAGCAGCGGGTACTGGTGCAGTTGCTTGAGGGAGAAGAAATGAGAGACACGATAGACATGGCCCGTGAGGCTGGTGCAATCCATATTCATGGGAAACCAAAAGAATTTGCCATTGTTGGCAACGACAGCCTCAAAGCCTTTGAAGCCCTTGTTCGTGCTGATGAGCGTGAGGCGTTTGCAAAGGTGTGCGATGAATTTTGTTATGGCAGTACAAAAATTCTTATTGAAAGAGCCATCCGGGCAAGAGGCGAAGCCTCGATAAAGGGGAACACATGAAAGACGAAGCATTGAAATTGGCGCTGGAGGCGTTGGAAAACAGCGTTGACCTTGTGCGTGAAGACGCATACAACGCAGAAAAACTGTATGGCAACTACCCATCACGGCAGGGAAAAGTTACTGGCTTGAAAGTATTGGCTGACGACCATGAAAAAGCCATCGCCGCCATCAAGCAAGCCCTTGCAGCACCTGTGCAAGAGCCTGTGGCGTGGATGGATCGTGATGGCGATTTGTACGCAAACGAGCCAGATAAAAACTGGTGTCCACCACATTACCCCCTTTACACCACCCCACCCGCACCACAGCAAGACCTTCAGCGACTAAGCGCACTGGTACGAGCGCAGCAGATCACCATTGACAAGCTGGAACAAGCCTGTTCAGCACCTGTGTATGTAAAGACGTTTCATGGCGGCAAGCCTTGGCCTTTGCATCCAGCACCTGTGCAAGAACGTAACTTTTGCGAACGATGCGGCAAGCGATTAGGCGACTTTATTCACACTTGCACCCCACCCGCAGCACAGCGGCAATGGGTTGGGCTGACGGATGAGGAGTTTTGGGATTTTGTAGAAGACAGTGAACACAATTCAAACGGATTGATTCGGGCAGTCGAAGCCAAACTCAAGGAGAAGAACACATGACCCCCGTCAGGCAGCAAAAGTTGCGCAAGCTGCTGCGCACAAAGCCGGAGGGAATGACGCCGATGGAGATGGCAGAGATCACGGGGATGCATGTGGCCAACGTCAGGACATCACTGCGGGCGATGCCTGATGTGTATGTGGACCGTTGGAGGCCAGCTAGGCGTGGGCAGTATGAAAAAGTGTGGGTGGCGGTGGAGGTTCCAGAGGACTGCCCGCATCCAAGGGATCGGGTCAAGTGGGGTGGGAATACCAAGAAGCCTAGGACCAATTGGGTGGGTGGAGTGTATGCGTAAGAAGAGCAAATACAAGCCCAAGGGGGTGAGGCTGGACAACATGGCTTGGGTGCAGTCTGGAATGAAAAAGGTGGGAGCAGTGCCTGATGCTGGAATTTCTCTGAAGTTGAAGATGCACGAGGCGCTGGCCGCAATGCTGAACGGGACAGCGACCAGATTGGATGTGGATGCGTTGATTTCGGCGGTGAATGTGGCCGAGGCGCTGATCAGGGTGAGGGCTGACCTGGGGCGAGATTGGGCGGTGGAGATCAAGGCTGCGCAAGATGCGATTCACGACATGGGGGTCAGGGGTGTGGCCAAGGACAGGTTTTTGTTTACAGGGCCTGAGATGGTGGCGGTGAAGGTGGTGGTGGAGTTGCACGACCAGCAGCTTGACGATTGCACGGTCAAGGAGATGGAGCAGGCGCTGTTCATCGTGGGTGAGGAAATCAGGATGAAGAGGGCCAGGGCCATCATTCCTGAGCAACTGGCCGCATAATTGACGTATATGGCAAAAGACAATGTATTCCAGCAGTGGGTGGACAGGTATCACCCGGACCCTGTGCTGTTTGTCAGGGAGGTGTTGGGGGTTGACCCTGACCCCTGGCAGGTGCTGTTTTTGAAGGCAATTGCACGTGGTGATCGCAAGATCAGCGTGCGGTCTGGCCACGGGGTGGGAAAGTCCACGGCATCAAGCTGGGCCATGCTGTGGTACTTCATGACGCGCAGCCCGGTGAAGGTGGTGGTGACAGCGCCGACCTCGAGCCAGCTTTATGACGCGATGTTTGCGGAACTGAAGAGGTGGATCAATGCGATGCCTTTGCCATTGCAGGGGCTGCTGACGGTTAAGCAAGAGCGTATTGAGTTCAACGCTGCGCCGACTGAGATGTTTATTTCGGCCAGGACATCAAGGGCCGAGCAGCCTGAAGCGTTGCAGGGTATCCACAGCGAGAACGTGATGCTGGTGGCTGATGAGGCGTCTGGTGTGCCGGAGCAGGTGTTTGAGGCGGCGGCTGGATCGATGTCTGGCCACAATGCTGTAACTTTGTTACTTGGCAACCCGGTGCGCTCAAGCGGGTTTTTCTACGACACGCACACACGGTTGGCTGGGGAGTGGACCACCTTCAGGGTGTCGTGCTTGGACAGCCCACGGGTGAGTGATGAGTATGTCAAGGAGATGCAGACCCGGTATGGCGAGGAAAGCAACGTCTACAGAATCCGCGTGGTGGGTGAGTTCCCAAAGGGTGATGACGACACGGTGATTGCCATGGATTTGCTGGAGCAGGCGGTGAACCGGGATGTTGCGCCAAGCCAGCACGCACCCATTGTGTGGGGTCTGGATGTGGCGCGGTTTGGTTCGGACAGGTCGGCGCTGTGCAAGCGACAGGGCAATGCCGTGACTGAGAGCATCAAGACCTGGAAGAATTTGGACTTGATGCAACTGACGGGGGCGGTGGTGGCTGAATTTAATGCGCTGCCGCCAAGCCAGCAGCCGCAAGAGATTTTGGTGGACAGCATTGGCCTTGGGGCTGGGGTGGTGGACCGTCTGCGTGAGTTGGGGCTGCCAGCGCGTGGGATTAACGTGGCCGAGAGTCCGGCCATGGGCGGGACGTACAGGAACCTGAAGGCCGAACTTTGGTATCGGGCGAGGGCCTGGCTGGAGGCGCGGGACTGCAAGATGGCCAAAGATGAAGTGCTGATTGCTGAGTTGGCCACAGTGCGGTACAGCTTTACCAGCAACGGCAAGATTCAGATTGAGGGTAAAGACGAGATCAGAAAGCGTGGCTTACCGAGTCCTGACAAGGCTGATGCGTTTGTTTTGACGTTTGCGTCTGATGCAATTGCTGGGATGTATGGCAGTTCGGCCAGCAGCAAGTGGAGCCAACCTTTGCGCAGAAACCTGTCGCGGGTCGCATAATCTGGAAATCCAAAACAGCACGGGGTGATTTATGAAGATGACCAAGGCCGAAAAGAAAATTGGCAAAGTGATGGGTGAATACAAGTCTGGCAAGCTGCACAGCGGCGGCACTGGCAAAGTGGTGAAGAACCCAAAGCAGGCCATTGCCATTGCTTTGAGTGAAGCCAAGGTTAAACCAAAGGGGAAGAAATAATGGCAACGATGCAGCGCACCATGGAACAAGCCATGGACAAAGAAGAGGGCGAAGGCATGGAGGGCGAAAGCTGCCCAATGCCAACGCAAGACATCACGCTGAACCTGAAGAACCGGGCCAAGGCAATCACCAGTGCTGGCTATGGCCCTGAAAACCCGAAGCTGCCCAACACGGCTTTTTGGGCGAAGAAGGCAGACCAGTGGGATGTGTCTACAGATGACGCCAAGCAAAGCCTGTGCGGCAATTGCGCGGCATTTAATGTGTCGGACGGCATCAAGCAATGCATTGCCGAGGGCATTGGCATGGAGGCTGACCCATGGGGGACGATCAAGTTGGCTGACCTGGGCTACTGTGAAATCTTTGATTTCAAGTGCGCAGCCAGCCGCACCTGTGATGCATGGGTGGTGGGCGGCCCCAACACTGGTGAGCAAGAGGATGAAGAGGGCGAATACTCTGAAGGGGAAGAGGAATGAAGCAAGGTCTTTACGCCAACATCAACGCCAAGCAGGCACGCATTGCAGCAGGCTCCAAAGAGAAGATGCGCAAGCCTGGCGCAAAGGGTGCGCCAAGTGCTGCTGACTTCAAGGCGGCTGCAAAGACAGCAAAGCCTGCGAAGGCCAAGAAATGAAGACGCCAGCTTGGCAGCGCAGTGAGGGTAAAAGCCCAAGCGGTGGCTTGAATGCCAAGGGCAGGGCCAGCGCCAAGGCCGAGGGCATGAACCTCAAAGCGCCAGTGAAGTCTGGTGACAACCCAAGGCGTGCCAGCTTCTTGGCACGCATGGGCAACATGCCTGGGCCGGAGATGAAGGGCGGGGAGCCAACCCGGCTGCTGCTGTCATTGAAGGCTTGGGGCGCATCAAGCAAGGCTGACGCCAAGGCCAAGGCGGCAGCAATTTCTGCGAGAAACAAGGCAAAGAAATGATCCCCATTTGCATCTCAACGGTACATGGCAAGGGCTTGGCCGTGCTGCTTGAATCCATCAAACAGTACGCGCCAGAATGCCCTGTGTACTTGCGTGGCCCTGAGTCGGTCATTGAAAAGCATGATGCGTTTCTCAAGATTTATGGCCAGCCCAGCAACTTTGGCGACGATTACAACCATGTGATTGGTGAGGCGCTCAAAGACTGGAATGATTGCATCGTGGCCAACGACGACATCGTGCTGACGCCTGACAGCGTGAAGCTGCTGATGGAGGATGTGCAGATCATCAAAAGCATGAACAGCGTCAAGGCTGGCTGGATCGCATCAAGAAGTGATGCGGCACGGCCTTGTCAAAATGTGCGGATTACTGAGCAGCCAGAACGGCTGCACTTTTACAAGTTCCCATCGGAGGCGCACATCAAGATGGCCGAAGAGGTCAGCCCCATATTTGCGTACATTACCAAAGACGCATTTGGCGAGGGATTCCCGCCATTGAACTGGTATTCAGACGATGTGCATTGCAGGGATTTGATTGGGCGTGGCCACAGCCACTTTGTCAGTTCCAGTTATGTGCATCACATTGGAAGCCACACAATTGGCTTTAATGCAAAGAAACTGCACGACCAAGCAATGCCTTGGCTGCTTGAAAACAGACCCGAATATGCAAAAGCCTGGTTTGACGCTTAATTTGGGGTCCGGAAAAGACTGGCTTGAGGATTGCTTAAACGCAGACATTCAGGCCAGCAAAGACCCAGACTGGCTGCTGGATATCACCAAAGTGCCATGGGGTGAGACAATTCGCACAAGGCTTGGGGAGTTGGAAATCAAGCGCGGAATGTTTGATGTCATCTTGGCCAACGATGTGCTGGAACACATCCACGACTTGGTGGCGGCCATGACCAACTGCAAAGACCTGCTGCGTGTCGGCGGTGAGATGCGGATTCATGTGCCGTATGACCTGAGTCTTGGTGCTTGGCAAGACCCAACCCATGTCCGAGCGTTTAACGAAAACTCTTGGCGCTATTACACAGATTGGCATTGGTATCTGAACTGGCCAGACCGATTTGAGATGACCCATCTTGAAATGAGGCTTTCAAAGGTCGGTCAGGCACTAAAATTGCCACAAGAGGAAATCCTGCGCACACCCAGAGCAGTTGATTCCATGTATGTCATTTTGACAAAGGCACAGCCATGATCGAGCAAAACATCACCAACACCATCAACACTGACATTGCGGCCACTGCGCCCATGGATGATGCTGAGTTGCAGGCCATCATCACGCAAGACTTGGTGGATGCGGTCAGCTATGTGGACAGCGACCTGTCGCCAACACGCGCCAAGGGGACTGAATACTATCGTGGCGACTTGTTTGGCAATGAGGTGGAGGGCAACTCCAAAGTGGTGGCCATGGAGGTGCGCGACACGGTGAGCGCTATGCTGCCAAGCCTGATGCGTGTGTTTTTCAATTCTGAGAATGTGGTCGAGTTTGTGCCACGCGGACCAGAGGATGTGAAGACTGCGCAGCAGGCGACAGACTATGTGAACTACATTTTCCAGAACGACAACAACGGCTTTCTGACCAGCTATGCCATTTTCAAAGATGCGCTTGTGCGCAAATGCGGTATTGCTAAGTTCTGGTGGGAGGATGTGGAGAAAGTCAGCATCGACGATTACACGGGGCTTGATGAGCAGACACTTGAGGTGCTGATGCAAGAGCCTGACGCAGAAGTCAAGATTGTGGTTTCTTACCCAGACCCAAGTGCTGACGAGATGCAGATGGCAACCGTGGACCCGATGACGGGTGCGCCTGTTGTGATGCCTGCCCCGATGCTGCACGATGTGCAGATCAAGCGCATCACCAAGGATGGCAAGATTCGCATCATGGCCGTGCCGCCAGAAGAGTTGCTGCTGGATCGTCGCGCACGGTCTTTTGATGACGCAACCATCATTGCCCACAGGCAGATGGCCACCGTGGCCGACCTGATCGCCATGGGTTATGACCAAGAAGAGATTGAGCAAAACCTGTCCACCACAGACTTGGACAGCAATGATGAATACTTGGCACGCCAGCCTTTGTCCACCACGTTTGGCACGAATGACGCAGCCAATCCAATGATGCGCCGGGTGCTGTACGTTGAGGCGTATTCGCGTGTGGACTATGACGGCGATGGCATTGCAGAGTTGCGCAAGGTCTGCTGCATGGGCGGTGGATACCAGGTTGTTCGCAACCTGCCTGCTTCTTACATCCCCTTTGCCGACTTCCCATGTGATCCAGAACCGCACACAAGCCCACTTGAGGCGATGAGCATTTTTGACATCACACGTGACCTGCAAGAGATCAAGTCTGAGATTCTCCGCAATACATTGGACAGCTTGGCCCAGAGCATTCACCCACGCACGGCGGTGGTTGAGGGCCAGGTCAACATTGACGATGTGCTGAACAACGAGACTGGCGCGATTATTCGTATGCGTGCGCCTGGCATGGTCCAGCCTTTATCAACGCCATTTGTTGGCCAGGCTGCATTCCCGATGATGGAATACATGGACCAGATCAAAGAGGATCGCACGGGCATGAGCAAGGCGGCCATGGGTCTGAATGCTGATGCATTGCAGTCCAGCACCAAGGCAGCCGTCAACGCCACCATCAGCGCCAGCCAAGGCCGCATTGAACTCACGGCACGGTTGCTGGCTGAGGGCATGAAGAAACTGTTTAAGGGCATCTTGTTCTTGGTTGTCACGCACCAGGATAAGCAGCGCATGGTGCGTATGCGCAACGAATGGGTGGCCATTGACCCACGCCATTGGGAATCCAGCATGGATGCCAGCATCAACATTGCCTTGGGCAGTGGCGACACCAACGAGCGTCTGCAAGCCTTGATGATGATCATGTCAAAGCAAGAGCAAATCTTGCAGCAGCTTGGCCCAACCAACCCATTGGTCACGCCGCAGCAGTTCAGCAATACGCTGCGCAAGATTGTGGAGTTGTCTGGTTTCAAGGATTCGTCCAGCTACTTCCAGGACATTCCAGCCGACTATGTGCCACCAGTGCCGCAGCCAAAACCAACGCCAGAAGAAATCTTGGCGCAGGTGCAGGCCGAGAGCATCAAGGCCGACATCCAGAAAAAGGCGGCAGACTTGGAACTCCAGCGCCAGCAAATGATCATGGATGACGATTTGAAGCGCGACCAGATGGCGCAAGACCTGTATCTCAAAAAGTACGAAATTGAGTTAAAGTACAACTCACAGATCAGCACGGCGGAAATTGACGCTGCGCAAAACATTGATCGTGAAGCGATACGCCAACAGGCGGTGATTGCGCAGCAGCAAGCGTCACAGCTTGTGCAGCAGCCACCACAGCAGGCTCCATCAACCTTTAACGGAATGGCACAGTGACCAACGAAGACCAAATTAGGAAGGGCCGCAAGGCCCAGCAGATTCTTGAGGACGAAACCTTGAATACTGCAATTGCAAAACTTGAAGGGGAACAGCTTTGGGCATTTCGTTCATCGAAACCCGAAGAATCCGCAAAGCGCGAAACAGCATGGTGCATGTTGCAGGCCATTGACGGCTTGCGGCAAGAATTGATCAAGATCATGGATAACGGCAAGATTGCACAGAAATCTGCCGAGCGCACGCAAAAACTAATTTGAGGTAAATGATGTCAGAATCTCAAGCAATGAATGTGGCCGATGCGGCCACTGCTATCTCGGCAATGATGGCCCCTGAAGAAGGACAAGCACAAGTTGACGAGGCGCAGCCAGTCGAGGAATCCGAAGAGGAAACCGAGACAGCGGCTTCTGATGTGGATGAATCTGGTGTGGAAGACGCGCCAGAGGAAGAAGCATCAGAGGAACAGTCCGAGGAAAGTGAAGAGCAAGAAGAGCAAGACCAATCACAGACTTTCACCGTCAAAGTTGACGGCAAGGAAGTTGCTGTGACGCTGGAGGAACTCCAAAACGGCTATTCACGGACACAGGACTACACCCGGAAAACGCAGCAGATTGCCGAAGTGCGAAAGCAAGTCGAGCAAGAAACGCAAGCAGTCCGGGCCGAGCGTCAACAGTACGCTCAGTTGTTGGGTGCATTGCAAGCACAGCTTCAAGCGACAGAACCGCAAGTCGATTTGGACCGTCTTTATCATGAAGACCCAATCGAATGGATGCGGACCAAAGAGGTCATGCGCGAGAGACAAGAGAAAGCAGCAGCTATTCAAGCCGAACAGCAGCGGTTGTCTCAGGTTTCTCAGTATGAGCAACAGCGTGCGATGGAAGAGCATCTTGCCAGCCAGAAAGATGCTCTGCTGTCGGCCCTGCCTACATGGCGGGACCCTAAGAAGGCGCAAGCCGAAAAGGCGCTGGTGATTGAATCTGCGAAGGCGGCAGGTTTCTCTGAGGATGACTTGAAGAGCGTTTACGACCATCGACTGGTTTTGATTCTGCGTAAGGCAGGGTTATATGACCAGATGATGAGCAAACGCCAGGGCATTAAGCCTGTTGTGAACAATGGCCCACGAACCGCCAAGCCTGGGGCAGCGGGTCGGGTTTCGACAACAACAGAGAGTACGAGGGCAAAGCAGCGTCTTGCAAAAACTGGTCGCGTCGATGATGCGGCCTCTGCAATTGAACTTTTACTGAGGTAATCCAAAATGGCAATCGTAAGCAACACGTTCACGACCTACTCTGCAAAGGGTATCCGTGAAGACCTGTCCAATGTGATCACAAACATTGCACCCGAAGAAACCCCTTACATGAGCAACATTGGCCGTGAAAACGTGTCCAATAGCTTGTTTGAGTGGCAGACCGACACATTGGCCGCAGCCGCAGCCAATGCTCAGTTGGAAGGCGATGATGTCAGCAGCTTTGATGCTGTCACAGCCACTGTGCGTTTGCAAAACTACGCACAGATCAGCCGCAAGACAATCATCTTGTCGGCCACTGAAGAAGTGGTCAACAAAGCTGGTCGTCGTTCTGAACTGGCCTATCAGATCGCCAAGCGCGGTTCTGAGTTGAAGCGTGACCAAGAATTCGTCATGCTGAACGGCGGCATCGCTGTTGCTGGTGATTCCACCACTGCCCGCGTGTCTGCTTCTTTGGGCGCGTTTGTGAAAACAAACACCGACAAGCAAACCAACGGTGCTGATCCATCGTACACAACGCTGCCAAACAGTGCCCGTACAGATGGCAACGTGCGTACCTTCACTGAAACCATCTTGAAGAACGTCATCCAGAAAGTCTGGACTGCTGGCGGCACTCCCAAGATTTTGATGTGCGGTCCTGTGAACAAGCAGCGCGTGTCCGGTTTCTCCGGTATTGCGTCCAGCCGTTTCAACATCGATGGTGGTGCAAAGCCTGCAACTCTGGTCGGCGCTGTTGACATCTACGTTTCCGATTTCGGCAACGTGCAAGTTATCGCCAACCGATTCCAGCGTGAGCGTGACGCTTGGGTGATCGATCCTGACTACGCCAAGATGACTGTGCTGCGTCCTTACCAGCAAGTCGAATTGGCCAAGACAGGCGATGCCGAGAAGCGTATGCTGATCGTTGAGTGGGGTCACAAAGTGCTGGCAGAAAATGCCCACGGCTTGGCCGCAGACTTGATCACTTCTTAATCGAAGCAAAGGAAAGGGCCAGGGCAACCTGGCCCTTTTTTTAAATGATTCACAAAAGACTATTAAGCGAAAACAAAGATCAGGGCATCAAACGCTTTTGGCATGAGAATGCCGAAACAGGCGATGTGACGATTGAGACACAGCAAGACGTCACGGCTGTGATTGAGGCCAACAAAGCCATCTACAATGCAGTTGACGAGAAAGCCAACTGGACAGGTGAGTGGCACTTGGTTGCAAGCATCCCAGAATCCTTGTATTACAAGATGAAGGCCGAGGGAAAGATTGACGATCAGGAATACATGAAACGCTGGTTGAACGACTCTGACAATCAATTCTTCAGAACTCGACCAGGAAAAGTATGAATTACATCGCTGTCTGCACCCCAGCCCGTGACCAGGTTCACACCAATTACACCTATTGCATGGTGAATATGGTGGCATATCACACGCTCAACACAGAAGACGCTATTAGTCTGAAATTGATGCAGGGCACGATTATCCAAAACCAAAGGGCTGACCTTTGCTTGGATGCAATGGCTGAAGGATGCACACACATTTTGTTTATCGACAGCGACATGACGTTCCCCCAGGACTTGGTGGGACGGCTGCTGGCGCATGACAAAGCGATTGTTGCGGCCAACTGCGCACGGCGCAGAATGCCAACGGGTCCAACAGCGCAAAACTATGACGAGAACGGCAAGCGTGTGGCGGTTTACACCATGCCAGAATCAACTGGATTGCAAGAGGTTGGCAGCATTGGCACGGGCATAATGCTGATCAAGCGCGAGGTGTTTGAGGGTATGTCTGAACCATGGTTCGATATGCCTTGGCAGACAAGTCGTGGCTATATGGGTGAGGATGTGTTCTTCTGTAAAAAAGCGCAAGAGCTTGGTTACAAGATATACATCGACCACGATGTGTCCAAAGAAATTGGGCATATTGGCACGTTTGAATTCCGGCACGACCACACATGGATCGTGAAGGAAGAACTGGACAAAGAGGCTGGAAATGGCACTTAGCACATACGCAGAGTTGAAGACATCCATTGGTGATTGGCTGAACAGGTCTGACCTGACCAACACCATTCCCGATTTCATTTCTTTGGCAGAGGCGCAAGTTGAAAGAACACTGCGCACCCGCCAAATGATTGTTCGGGCCAATGCATCTTTTGACTCTCAGTATGGGGCTGTGCCTTCTGACTTTTTGGAAACCAAATCCCTGAAGCTGACCAGCACCAACCCGCAAACGCCTCTGTCGTTTTTGACTATTGATTCTTTGGATGCCGAGGCATCTAAATTCACGGCCAGCGGGAAGCCAAGGTTTTTTGGTGTTGTTGGTGGTCAATTTCGCATCGTGCCAACACCAGACAGCACATACACAGCCGAGTTGACCTATTACGCAAAGTTGACAAAGTTATCAAGCACAGTGACCAGCAACTGGCTTTTGGCATCAAGCCCTGACGTTTATTTGTATGGTGCGCTGCTGCAAGCTGCTCCATACTTGCAAGACGATGCGAGAATCCAGACATGGGCCACGTTATATGAGCGTGCATTGAATGATTCGCAGACTGCTGATGACCGAGCAGCAACATCTGGCGGCACACTGCTGACCCGCGCAAAAACTTTTGGATAAGGAAACAGAGTCATGTCATCTTTCACCGACCACACCGAGAGCCTGGTGCTGACCTGGCTCTTGACTTCTGGCACAGCCACACGCCCAACGGCTTGGTATGTCGGCCTGTTTACGGCTGCCCCATCTGACACTGGTGGTGGAACTGAGGTGACTGGCAATGCCTATGCCCGAGTGGCCACCGGAACAATGACCATCTCTGGCACATCACCCACCACGGCCACCAATGCTGCGGCCATTGAGTTTGCAGCCGCATCTGGTGGGAATTGGGGTTCTATTGGCTGGGCTGCTATCTTTGATGCATCGACCAGCGGCAACATGATTGCTTGGGCGGCGCTGTCCACTGCACGCACCATCAACGATGGCGATGTGCTGCGCATCCCTGCTGGCGACCTCGACGTCACTTTGACATGACATGGCTGCATATGGCCGTGGCAGTTATGGAGATGGGCAATACTCTGATCCAAGAGTAGGGTACGGTGGCGGCTCCTACGGGGTCGGCAACTACTCCAGAGGCACATTCCAGCCTGCGGTGGCCATATCAGCCACCAGCGCCATTGCTGTTGCCTCAACAGCCATCTCTCAGGTGGCTGTTTTAGTTAATGCAGTCAGCACCACCTCTGTCAGCGCCACCAGGTTTGTTTCTGCCTCATTTACGGTATCTGCATCCAGCGGCGCATCAGTCTCTGCCGTCAAAACCGCATCAATAGAAGTAGGCATCGCTGCCACCAGCAGCATGGCCGCAAATGCTGTGCGGTATGCCATAGGTGCGGCAACGGCTGCATCAGCCTCCAGCGCCAGCATAAGCGCCTTGCGCGTGGCCATTGCAAGCGCAACGGCTGCTGATGCCAGCACTATGTCGGTCAATGCGGTGCGCGTGCCATTGGTGCAAATTCTTATTGAGGATTTTGGCCAGATGACGGTGAACACCACCATCATTGGTTCAAGCGGCGCAACCATGGCTGGCACATCAGCCATGTCAATCAGCGTCACGCGCAGGCAATCATTTGCACTTCTGATGGCTGCTCAGTCTTCCATGGCGGTGGATGCTCGCCTAAAATGGGAAGCAGAATCTGACACATCTGAATCTTGGTCTGCAATTAGCGACAACAGCGAAAGCTGGACGCCTATTAACGACACATCTGAAACATGGACTGCAATCAGTGATGACAGCGAAAGCTGGACGCCAATCGCAGACAATAGTGAATCTTGGCAAATTGCCGCATGAGGTGAAAAATGGCTGATACCACAACGACAAACCTGTTATTGACCAAACCAGAGGTCGGTGCGTCCACAGACAGTTGGGGGACAAAAATCAACTCCGACTTGGATTCCATCGATGCGCTGTTTGATGCGGGTCCAGTATTGAAGGTCAGCAAGGGTGGCACGGGCGGCGCGACAGCATCTGCGGCACGCACAGCCCTGGGTTTAGCAATTGGCACTGATGTGTTGGCCTATGACGCCAACCTTCAGGGCTTTGTCACTGCATTTACGTTGCCCACAAGTGACGGCACAGCCAACTATGTGCTGAAGACAAACGGCTCTGGCACATTGGGTTTTGCGGCTGCGGCTACTGGTGATGCGGTGCTGGCAGCGGATCAAACCTTTACTGGCACAAACACATTTTCTGGTTCCAGCAGCAAAACAGCCATTGTTTTGAACGATGCAGCAGAAGTTACTACTGTGTCAGCCAC